ATGCGACACGCCCGACGTTATGAGCGTCTGGGTTAGGTGCGACGGGTTGCCGGTGTCGAACGTCTTACCGACGGCCACAATGTCTGTGAGGTCAATACCTAGGCACGCATCCTGATCGGATTCGGATAGCGCGGCAAGCTGCGTGCCGATGCCAGTAAAACGCACCTGAGGATTCTTGTAGCGGCCCAGCAGGTAGTTACCCAGCCCCGCCACTTCTGCCGTGGTGCTGTTCAACAGGTCCAGTTTGGAATAGTTCTGCGACTGGTACCGGGCGATTGACTCTGCGTCTGAAGCAATCTGCACAGCGCCCGCCGGGGACTGCGTTTGGATGTAGTTGAACAGCAGTTCGTCGCCGTAGGCGTTAGTAAGGCTCTGGTAACGGATGCCGGTGCCGTCATCGTTGAAGTCGAGGACCGGCAGCGGGTTCAGGGCGTCGGCGCGGCCCATAAAGGTAAGGGCGCCGCTTGCCGACATAAACAAATAGCCTTGTTCTGATGCTTGTACGTTCTGCAAATACTGCAAGACGTTTGTGCCAGCGGAAACAAGGTATGAACCCAGCGTGCTGTTCCCCGTGGAAATGCTCGTTCCCCCCTGAAACACAACCTCGGGGCGGATTAGAACCTCGGCGACGCGCGCGCCGGACAACTGGGCCGTGGGTGTCCATTCGTTAAAGCTCTGGTTGGCAAACACGGTGAATGCATCCGAACACTGCACGGAAGTTTTGTTCGCAGCGGTCGTGAACCCGTAGTCAAGATCCCAATCTGTCACTAGACCGCTGTAGATGGGGATGCCGTTTGCGGAGATGATGATGGGGTTTCGCGGTCCCACAAACGGGTAATACGGCGACGCATCATTCAGCGGGTCAAAGATGCGCGTGGGGTCGTCAAACACCACCGTGGCTGTGCCCGCGTTAAACTGCTCTGTTTCCCTGTTCCGCCCTCTGGTGATCGTCACGCTCTCGCCCATGCTGGTGACGTCGACCAGCTGCGTGCCCCCCAGCGTTCCCGTGTCCAGTTCGCCATAGGTCGCGTTGTCCAGCTGGAACGGCGTCCCAAAGTTGGCCGTCTGCTCAAAGCCCACGAGGATTTGCAGGGTCGGCGCACTCATGCCGGGGCGAACACCGGGCCGCTGCGCCGCTGCGCCCTCTGGATTGCCTCAATAATCTGCTGGCCGATCTGGTCCGGGTTGGCCACAAGCCCCGCTTGCACGTTGATCGTCATGCCCATACCCATGCCGGCGTTGCGGCCACTAAGCGGGATGACGGCCTCTGGTCCGGCCTCACCGATGAGGGCAAGTGTGGGCTGGGTGACGATGCCACCCTTTGCAAGCTCGATTGGGGCAATGTTGGGAATCGCGGGAATGTCAGGAAATGGGCTGATCTTGTTGACGCCGCCGCGAATCTTGTTTACCGCGTTGATCGCCTTGTTCACTACCGCAATCACAGCGTTCAGCATCGTTTTGAGGCCACCGGCGACGCCGCTGGCGGCGCTCTTAATGCCGGTTACAACAAAACCGACGATCTTCCCGCCTATTCCTTCCATCGCTTCGGCAATCCCGCTGATTTTCTTTGCCAGAAACTCGGGTATCCCGCTGATGTGGTCCCAAACCTTTTCACCTAGTCCGGTCACCCCTCTTACCGTGTAGGTGATAATGCGCCCGCCCAGCTCTACCAAGCCTTCAACCCACGCCACGGCGAGATTTTTTAGTGCCTGAGGCAGCCCGGTGATTTTTTCCCAAACCTTTGCGGCAATGTCGGCCACGCCCTCGGCAATCTTGCTCACGATGGTCTTACCAATGTCCAGCACGGCGCCGCCAATCAACAGCGGGAACGCCAAGATGGTCGTCTTGATGCCGTCCAGCACGCCGCCGATGGTGGTTTTCAGGCCCTCCCACACTCGGGAGAAATCACCGGAGATAAGGCCCTTGATTACCTCTAGGACGCCCTCAATGGTGTCCCACGCGGCCACCACCGGCCCCTTCAGGTAGTCCACGACAATCTCGACAGCCTTCTTAACTCCCTCCCACGCGCCTTCCACGATTTTCCGGAAGGTTTCCGACTTCTTGTAGAGGGTGATGATGCCGACGGTCAGGCCGACCACGGATAGGATGATTGCGCCAAGTACCAGCGCCACAGGGTTCAGGGCAAGGATCGCCATAACAATGTTGAGGCCAATCACGGCAACGGAAAGGCCAGCCACAGCGCCGGCGAGGATGAGGAACACCTTGGGGTTCTCTTGTGCCCAGTTCCCGAACTTCTGAATCACCGGCAGTATTTTCTCCACCGCCGGCAACAGTGCCGCGCCCACTGATTCCTTGGTTTCGTCTAGGGCAATGCCCAGCCCCTTAAAGCGTCCCGCCGCCGTGTCGGCGCTGGCCGCTGCGTCGCCCTTAAAGGTCTTAGACAGAATGGCAATGGCTTCCTCGGCTGTGGCGCCATTCTTGACCAGTTCCTTCATGCGGGGATCTAGGGCATTCAGGCCGCGTAGGTTGCCCGCGTAGGCCTTCGAGAGAGCCTCAGACACCTGTGCCAGCGGCTTACCCGTACCGGCGGCGACGTCAAGGGCCAGCCCTAGGCCCTTTTGGGCTTCGGTGAGGCTCCCCGTACCCCTAGCGAGGATCGCAAGGGCGGGGCGGAGCTCGTCATCCGAAACGGCAGCGGCTTGTGACGTCTTGGTAATGAACTCCTCAACCGCCGACACTTGACCCTTGGTGGCCTTGGTCGACGTGAGCAGGGTGCGAGCAAGCTGGTCTTGTGCCGCCTGGTCCTCAATAGCGGCCTTAGTCGCGTCCACTGCTGCGGCCCCAAGCGCGGCAAGCGCAATGCCAGCGGGAAGCGCCGCTTTCTTGATTGCCAAACCGGCCTTAGCCCCGGCGCCTTCCATGCGCTGAAACTGGCGGATCGCCTTATCCGTTCCGGCACCGTTAAAATCGGTAATGATCGGGATGGTGATAGCCACTAGCGAACCCTCCCTTGCACGGTGCGTTCGGCCAGCACCACGATTTCCTCGACGCCCTTGACAATCGCCGGGGTCATTTCGTCAACGATTGGCCACAGCAAGCGAGGGGAAACGCTGCGGATGTTTCGGCCCAGCTCGTTCCCTAAGCCGACAGTCTCAAACAGCACAGCCCCGGGGTTAGCCTGACTGATGTAAACCACGGCGTTTTTATTCTTGCGTGTCGAGGTCTTGACGGTCAGGCCGCTTTTGACTTTTGAAATAGTCCACGGAAAGATCGTGTAGCCCGCTTCGAGGTTGGGCGTCCATTCGTTCACCATGCCCGACAGCGGCATGCGAGGGTAAGACGCCTTCACCTTAGAAATGACCGGAGCCAACGCCGCTTTGATGTCCCGGTTGAACTGCTTTCGCAGCTCGGGGTCCAGCTGCCGCAGCTGCTTGATGGTGTCTTTGACGCCCACCACTTCGCTGGTCAGTTGTGCGGGCATTACCTTCGGGACTCCTGCATTACGTCCATCACGGTATTTAGGTCTTTCATGGTGAACGTTACATCCGGGGGCCAGAAACCAGTCTGCGCCAGCACGACGGCTAACGCTCGGCTTACTGTCCCCCGTCCGTAGGGTTTGAATCGGCGGGTACGTCCCCGTCGATTACTTCGAGGTCCTCGACTACATCGACGAACTCGTCGAACGTCTTTGGTACGGCTATGCCTGCCGTGGACGCTGCCTTCCATGCGAGGAACGCGATGTATTCGAGCCGGGGCGCCATTTGTAGAACCTGCGCCGACACGTTGAAGTGCCTCTCGAATGCAATGGTGTTCCGAATAGATGCAATGTCCACGACATGCTTAGCCGTGCCGATGGTGAAACTGATGTTTCCCGATACTGCCGACGTTTCCGCCATGTGTTCCCCCTGGTTACTTGTTAGGTGACGTCACGAACCCAAGTGCCGCCGCTGAATGACACTTCCATGACCTGAAGCTCGCCCACCGTGTAGGTGATGGGGTAGTTGCCGATCATCGTGTTACTGATGAGCCACTCCGGGTTATCTGCCGCCGGTGCGCCTGCATCCTTACGGATCACGATAGCGGTGTCACCCGCGCCAAGCTCGGCGGCTACAGCTGTCTCCACGCTGTTTGCGCCGTAGTCGACGTACAGGGTGATGGTGCCCTCAACAGTCTGAAGTCCGCCGGCGAAACGCTCGCCACCGTCGCCGAACGCGGTAGAGGTCAGAGGCGCCTGCCCCAGCGTGAGGCTAACGGCGCTGCACTGGTCGGCCAGCTGCACGCCACCAATGGTGAGGCTCGCCGGCTGTGAAAGGTAAACGGTTGCCGCCATTGGGGCTAACTCCTTTGTGTTCCGACCCGAACCGTGAGGTCATAGGTCGGGATTTGCTGTTCACCGATCTGCATGAGGCCGGGAAACCCTCGAATGAGGGAAATGCCGCTGTTCATGATGGTGTCGGCTGTGGTGATGAGGTAATCAACTGCGTCCTGATTGCCCGGTGGGGCCGCAAGGATCTTGACGCCGATTTCAATGTCGGCAATGTTTGAGTTGAAGCAGGTGAACGTCGGAGGCTCCACCAGCACGGTGATGGGCCGCGCATTGCGAATGTCCGTCACCACCTTCAGCCCTAGGGCCGTGAGGGAAGTGACCACGGTTGCCTGTGCATCGGCAAAGATTCCGGTGGCGGTCATGCCACCTGCGAACGGTTGATACCCAGCAGGCGGTTAATCTGGCCGCTGGAACCGAACGGGACCGGGTTGCCCATCTGCTCAAAGGATGAGAACGAATCGACAGACCCGCGTTCGCGGTACAGGGTGGCCGCATACATCACGGTCCCTAGCTTTGCGTCGTCACCTGGTGCAGTGGTGAGGCTGTCGAAATAGCCCGCTTCCCGGCGCCGGCGGTATGCGTAGGCGTTGGCCGCGTTGACGCATGTACCAATGAATGCCGTGTCGTTAGAGGTCGACGATGCGATCCCCAGCCACTCCACGACGTTTGCCGACACAATCCATGTGCAGGTAGCCGTAAAGGTAAGCGTGCCAGCCACCGGCCCACGCGCAATGTCGGCGTGAGTCTTTGCAACCATGAGCTGGTCGGTGATGATCTCCTCGGTGTTGAAAATAAAGTCGCCTTCATCGTCAACGCCCAGGAACTCATAAATCGGGACCGCGACCACCGTATAGGTGCCGTTCAGCGTCGCGCCCAGCCCTGCCAGCGTGACTGACTGACCCGTGCCAATCTCCGTACCCTCCAGCGTCTGCACGACCAAATAGTCGTCAGTTACCTGTCGGTGGGTGATTGTGTAGGTCGCCATGGTCAGTCAGTCAGCCGGTCGCGGCTTAGATGAACGCAGCCTTGCGGAACTTCTGGTTGTCGATCATGAGCGTGGCGAAGTAGCCACGGAAGGCCAGCGTGCGAGCCAGCAGCTCGGGAACGTCCACCGAAATGGCGCCCTTCTGCTGCTCAAAGATCTCAAAGCCGGAAGCGTCGCCAGCGATCAGCGTGTCGTTGGGGAAGTTACGGTCCACGACCACGCGCAGGCCAAAGGCCACCGCGTCCATGGTCCCCGGTCCCATGTTGCCAAAGGCGTTCATGGGGCCAACCTGCGGGAACAGCGGCCGGTCCTGACTGTCAGTCAGTCGCCCAAGTGCGCCCCAGATGTTCGGGGACACAAAGACATGGTTGGGAAGGTTGCCGTTGGACGTGTTGAGGATGCCCTCGGCAGCTCCGTAGAACCATTCCGCCCACTCGGTCGGATCGTTGATGTTGGCCGCCGTGAAGTTGGCCGTCACCGTGGCGCCAGCTGCCAGCGCGTCAGCGGCCGCGTTGTCCGTCTGGTTCGCGTAGACGCGCCCCAGGTCGTCCAGCACGAGAGACAGCACTGCCGGGTCAGACCAGTCGAGGTCCTGCTCCGAAATCTGGACGTACCCGCCAAAGGTCTTTTTCGTCACCTGGTTATCAGTAACCACAAGCGTGCCGCTCTGAAGCGTGTCGAACTCGGCCACCTGCTCCGCAATGCTGGTGTGAGTCGTCACCTCGGGACGGATGAACACCTTGCCGCCACCCGGCATAGCGCGGGCGCCAATGGCGTCGACCACCGGGCGCATGCCGATGAAGTTGTTGTAGACCGGGCCGATGATCGGCTCGGGGAGGATGCCGGGAGTATCGGCGGTGCCGATCTCCGGCGCAGCTGCGTGCACGGCGGCCCGCATGCGCTCAAAGCTTGCCCCACCCTTGACCATTGCGGCGATGTATTCCACTGCCGTCGGCAGCTCGGGACGCGCCATGGCGTACATGATGGGGTTGGTGGGAGTGGTGGCCTCTGCCGCGATCGGCTCGGCCTTCTCGGCGTCGGTCATTTCCTCTGGCTCCTCATTCTGGGTTTCGGGGTCCTGCTGTTCGTCGCCGGGGTCCGGGACGGTTGCCGCAATCTCTGTGATTACGGCTTCCCTGAACGCCGGGACGGCGACTAGGGACAGTTCGACCAGTGCCGCCTCTGTGACGGTCATGACCCCGGCGGGGTCGGTCGTGAAGGTGATGGGCTGGGCGCCGACGGAAACAGAGTCATACGCCCCGGCCTTGAGCAGCGCGACGGCATCACGGCTCGCCCTGGTGTCTGCAAGCGTGGCCTCAAACTCCAGCCCGTCGTCACCGTCGGCCAGCGTGTCGACGATGCCGCGCAGCTGCGTCATGTCGTGGTTCTCAAGCAGCTTTGCGGGCTTCTGGCCAGTGTCGAACGCCCCACGGCTGAACTTGACCTCGGTGCCGTCGGAAACGGTCGCCACGGTGTCCCAAGGGACCGCGATCCCGGCAATGCGAGCGGGTCGCGTTTCGTCCCCGGCCTCTGCGGTGATCAGATCGGGGTTAGCGTTGAATCGAATCACGATGCAATCTCCAAATCATCAGCCGGCGAACCAGCGGGTTCCCGCTCGGTTGGGGTGAACTCTTCGAGGTATTCGTCCAGCGCAAAGGCAACGTGGCGCCCCCTGGGCAGAATGTCGTCCATGCTTAGACGCTCCTCGATTGCGTGCAGCACCGGGCGGGCACCGAACAGAATGAGGTCCTGACGCGCCTGCTGCGCGTTCGCGTAGGTCATGCCCGACTGGTCAATCGCCAGCAGGTACGCCGGAATGTCCATCAGGCGGGAGAGTTCCTTGGTCTGGTACTCACGCCCCTCCACGAGCTGCAACTTCGACGGGTCGGCGTCAAACTCGGTAAACTTGACCATTTCGTTTAGGGCGCCGATTGCGTTAGTGCGCCGGTTGGCCGCCCACGCCGCTGCCATTTCGGCGAGCTCCTCGCCGCTCATGGGTTCCCCGCCAGTCTGCTGGAGGTAGCCCGCGGCGATCTCGTTAGTTGCGAAACGCTCCGCCGCCTGGTCAAGCCGCAAAGCAATCTGGATTGCGCGGCGCCCCTGATAAATGATGCCCTGCGATCCGCTAAGGAACTGGACGATTTGCGAGGGGTCAAGCGGCAGGCCGTTGAACGTGAGCGTTTCGGCGGGCCCGAACCACTCCGGCGGTGCGTTGTCCGGCGTGTCCACAAGGTTGGCCGGCAGCCACTGGAACGTTGCCGGGTAGCCGGTGGAGTAGCGGCTTGTGACCATCCAGAATGCGCGGCCATACAGAATGAGGTCGCGGGCGGTCTTGGCCATGATGAAGTTTCGCGTCACCCTAGGATCGGGTCGCGTCATCCACGACTCGCCTTCGACGTACAACTTTTCATAACGCTGGCCAGTCCACTGCAACGTGTAGCTGCGGATGTTTAGCGTCGCCGCCACGGTGGAGAGCAGGGAGATTGCCCTTGCCACCGTGGGGACGCTAAGGGCCGCTTCCTCGGCAGCGCCCACGCTGTAACCAAGGAAGGAACCGTTCTGGGGAGCGCCCGCCGCCGCCGCAATCGGGACGGACGCCATCGCCGGTACGGCCTTCACCTTTCGGCTGAACAGCTCCATAGGTGAATCATGCGGCAGGCAACTGTTATTTACAAGCGCCTGAGGCTAAAGATAGAAAGTGATACCCATGGGAGGTAGAGGGGGAACCACTACCCCCCATGGGCGCGTCAATGTTATCTACTGAATGCAATCGCGGGGCGCTGTTTACTTACAGGCTTGGCAATAAGCGCCGCCGCAAAGATCATGCAACGTGCCAGCGTGATAGGTCCGGACGATTTCTGCGACGACAGCGCATAACCCCGCTGGGTCTTTACCCCTACGGCCCGGTCGACGTGCTCGGCAAGCATCTGCTCGCCAGTGTGGACGACGCGCCCTTCGGTTATGAGCTGCCGGATCGTTGCAGTATGCGTCGCCAGTTCGGCGTAGCCCACACACACTTTCTTACGGTCAAGCGCCGGCGGTGCGAGGTCGAACAGTGACGGCGTAAGGGCGATGCGATCGCATGTCGTGGCGCTTTCGTTGACGGCTTTCCAGCACCCGGAAAGGGAGTCGGCGAGGAACTCCACCGTCACGCCTATGAGGTCGTCCCCGACACGCTGCGCCCTTACGCCGCAGTAGAGGGACTCGTCCATAGACGAATCAACGGCCAGCACGCCGCCGGCGGGAATGTCGTCAACCTCTAGGGACGCAAACAGCCCCGGCGGTAGCCACGAGCGTTCAGACGAAATCCACACATTCAGGGACGCACGCAGAAATGCGGCTTTGTCCACCTGCTCGGCTTCGTCGGCCAGTACGTCCGGTTCCAGCGTGTAGCCAAGCGCCGGGTTGGCCATTGGCCACACTTCCGGCGAGGTCATCGGGTCTATTCCCGGGGGGACCGACCATTCCGCCATGTATAGCTTCGTGGTCTTGCCTTGGTCGATTGCCCGTAGCCCTTCCTCCCGCATTTGCAGCATGGCGTGGGAATCCTCGGTGCCGGCGGTTGACCAGCACGACAGCAGGGGAGATTTCATAACCCGTTGCGACGGAAGGGCACCGTTCAGCAATACGTCGCGTGAGATGTTCCACACTTCGTCGGCAATGATGTACGTCGGGCTAAACCCGTGGAAAGCTTTGGGCGTCGCGGCCTGCACGAGCCACCTAGTGCCGTCCGGCATGATTGCCTCATTGCGCCCGTAACTCCACTTGACCTTTGCGCCGAACTGTTTGTCAAGGATTGGGGCCAACGCCTCAAAGATCTCAACGGCAAGGTCGAGCTGGTGCGCGGTGCTAATCACCATGATCGGCTTGCCCCGGCGCTGCGGTTCCTGCGTGAGACACCACAGGATCATGGCTTTCAGGGCCATGGTCTTACCGTTCTGCCGTGCAACCGAAACCAAAGACCGCCGGCGGATTAGGTTCCCGTCGTCGTCATGCTCCAGCTGGCCATTGAGTGCTGTGACCTGCCATGGCATAAGGTCAACTTTCAGCAGCCGCTTGGCAACTTCGGCCACTTGGTGCCCGTAGGTACTTGCCCCAACCATCGGCGTGATCAGTCGTGGCGGGATCAGGCCAGATTCGTCAAAAGCATTTATTTCCGGAAAAAGTTTGGGGCCGTTCTGTCCAGCTTCGGCGCCCTCTGGGAGATACAGGCCAG